CGTGATACACGGTCTTTTGTTGCTGGTGAGAGTCTCGCCGCAGCACAATTCAAGTTCGTTACTCTGGAGAGTGATGGACAAGTAGATCTGGCAGACTCTGCTGGTGAAAATTGCATCGGTGTTCTGTTGAACAACCCTGCCGCTGGGGAAGCTGCTACCGTAGCAATCTCAGGTAAAGTAATGGTAGAAGCTGGTGGAACTATTGCCGCTGGTGCAGCCGTTCAAGCCGATGCAAATGGTGACGCACTCACCGCAGCTTCTGGCGATGTTGTTATGGGTTATGCTTTGGAAGCAGCAGTTGATGGTCAGATCATGGCTATTGAACTCATCCAAGGCGGTAACGTCGTAGCTTAATCCAGCATAGAAAGGAATAAATAATGCCCTTGCTGACTCCATCCGCAGTGCATGTAGATCAGCCGCTGACTAACCTCACGCTGGCTTATGCACAATCACAAGAGAACTTTATCGCTGATAAGGTTTTCCCAACTGTCGGTGTTTCAAAACAATCTGACAAATACTACATCTACGACCGTGCGAACATGAACCGTACTGGTGACGTAGAGAAACTGGCTCCACGCACAGAAGTAAACCGTATCGGTATGACTTTATCGACCAGCAGCTACTTTGCTGACGTATACGGTCTAGGTATGGACTTCGATGAGCAAACTTTGGCTAACGAAGATGCTATGTTGGACATCCGTTCCGCTGGTGCTGAAACCTTGGCGATGCGTCTGATGATCCATCGTGAAGAGCAGTTCGCAAGCAACTTCTTTGTAGCTAGCCAATGGGGAACTGACAACACATTGAGTGGTAATGACCAATGGTCAGACTACACTAACTCAGACCCTATTGATGCTGTTACTCTTGCTCGTCGTACTGTTCAGTTAGGTTCAGGTGGCTTCAAGCCAAACACAATGGTTGTTGGTAAAGAAGTACGTGACAAGCTAATCAACCACCCAGACGTTCTTGCTCGCTTGAACGGTGGGGCAACTGTAACCAACACAGCTTTGGTAACTGATGCTAAACTGGCTGAGATCTTTGAAGTAGAGAACTTCTACGTCATGGAAGCTGTCAAGAACTCATCTGTTGAAGGTGTTGCAGAAAGCAATGCGTTTATCGGTGGTAAGAATGCTCTGTTGTGCTACACCCCATCAAATGCTGGTCTTATGTCACCAGCAGCAGGTTTGACCTTCGCATGGAACAACCTTGAAGGTGTAAACAACTTGGGTATCACAGTTGAGTCATTCTCAGACGATGCTCTGAAGCGTCAGCAGATTGCTGAAATGATCCAAGTTAAAATGTCTTACGATATGAAAGTCGTAGGCGCTGACTTGGGTTACTTGTTCATCAACGCTGTAGCTTAATTTACCTTGGTGGGGGCTGTAGTAATGGCCCCTGCCATCCTTCCCGACGAAAGGTAGTACAATGATCCGACAAGAAAAGATGCCATTTCAACTAGACCGTCCAGTCTTTGTTAAGCGCCCGTTTCAATCTTGGGGTAGACAGCTAAAGAAGGGCGATGAGTTTAAGTGGAAAGAGATTGGTGTAACTGAAGAGAAGACACTAATCTTGTACAGAGAAGGCTTTATCTATCACAACTCAGACTTTGAAATAGAACGTAGAGTTGGAGATGGGTTAGAAGAATTAGATGTAGCTGGACTACACGGCCTTGTCGATAGTATCAACGATAAAGTAAAGTCTAAGACACCCTCTGAGGCTGAGTTTCAGAAGAAGAAGTGTAAGAAGTCTAAGATAGTTGATAAACAGCGTGGGCTTATTCGTAGCTGGCGTAGAAATTATGGTCACATGGAGACTTAAGAATGGCTTGGTCGTATGATGCAACTGATTTAGGTACAGGTACAGCCTCTGGGCGCTTGAACTCTGTACGGCTCCTTGTAGGGGACACTGACACCACCGACCAACAAGTTCAGAATGAAGAAATTACTTTTGCTCTATCCCAGACCAGTGACAACATCTATCAAGCTGGTGCTGGGACTGCCAGAACAATCGCTGCACAATACTCTCGTAGGGTCACACAGAACCTGTCAGGCGCTCTGAGTGCTAACTACAGTGACCTAGCCAATCAGTACACTCAACTAGCTTTAGACCTTGAGCTTAACGGTAAGAAGGCTGGAGCTAGTGTAGGTGTAGTTGCTGGTGGTATTAGTATAGCTAGAGTAGATACTGTAAGACAAGATACAGATCGTGTTCCACCATCCTTCCGTAGGGATAGATTCAAGAACCCACCAAGTTACAGTGGTGATGACTACGCTTATAGTTAAGGGGTAGGTAATGGCATTCTCAAGAGGTTATAACCTACTCAAGATGGTAGAGGAGTTTGGTGAACCGCTTACTCTACGCAAGAAGACTACAGCAGGAACCTATAATCCTACTACTGGGTCAGTAACAGGTTCAGCTACAACTGACTACAGCTTTGAGGGTTACTTCTACAACTACGATCAAGGTATCATAGCTAATGTAGATGAGATCCGTAGAGGCACCCGTAAATGCGTAGTCCCAGCTTTAGGATTGGCAGTAGAACCCGATGACGAAGATCAGATTATTGGTAACGGTGACACAGTTAATGTTATTTCTGTTGTTACTATATTTTCTAATGGGGTCAAGATTTGTTTCTTGTGTGATGTGAGAGAATAATGGCTGTACAAGCAACACTCAAGGTTAATCCTTCTCTTAAACAGAAACTAGCTCTACTTGAGCAAACTGCTGAAGACAAGGTTAGAGATGTCCTAGTAGATATAGCACAAACAACCGTTAGGTTATCTCCCGTGGATACTGGTGCTTATGTTACCTCACACTCTTTCAAGACTAATACAAGCTCTAGGGGTCGTGGTAAATCCTCTCGTAATAAACCTAAGAAACAAAACCAACAATCTATGCGTCAAGAGGGTTTAGATAATCTAGTACAAGATATTAACGCTTTAGACTTATCTGATACCACAAAGATTACTCTTCGTAATGATAGCCCTCACTCTCAGGCAGTAGAGTACGGTGGGCCTAACTGGAAGAGACAAGGTTACTACGTTTATACTCAAGTGAGAAACATCCATGGCTAGTATCTATAATGACATACGGGCAGCACTTGAGAACAAGTTAGCTAATACCTCTAATTTACCTGCAGGTATAGCTTATGAGAATGTTTCATTTAGTCCAACGACAGGTACAAGCTACCTACAGACTAATTTCCTGCCGACACTCCGCAGACCCGCTGTAAGAGGTTTAAACCCACAACAGAGATACGATGGTGTGTTTGTTGTAACTGCCTACACCCCAGAAGGTAATGGCCCCGCCGCTGCTGATGCCTTAGCTAACACTATCCTAGAGGCTTTTGAAGCAACCACTAAAATCTCCTACTCTGGGGATGAAACAATAACTGTATCTATAGACTACGCTGAAAGACAGCAAGGTTTCTTAGATGCGCCTTGGTACTACGTTCCGATTAATATCGGATGGTACGTCTATAACAATTAGGAGAATACAACATGGCCTTCGCACAAGGTTCTCGTTCCAGTCTATCGTTCATTGTGGAAAGCACATTTGGTACGACTCCCGCTGGTAACTTTACAAACTTACCCTTCAGCACACACTCTTTAAACTTAAGCAAAGATCGTGTAGCTGGTACTGATATCCAAGCTGACCGTATGCCCCGTGTTGACCGTCATGGTAACCGTCAAGCTGCTGGTGATATTGTAGCTGACTTACGTGATGCTGACTACGATGCATTCCTAGAATCAGCTATGTTGTCCACTTGGTCAAATAACGTCCTTAAGGTTGGTACAGCACCTAAGTTCTTCTCTATCGAAGATTATGCTGCTGACATCGACCAAGCTCGTTTGTTTACAGGTATGACAGTTTCTACTATGGGTATCTCTCTAGCCCCTAATCAGATGGTAACAGCTACCTACGGTATGGTTGGTAAGGACATGACCATGAGTGCTACTGAGAAGACACAGAATGCTGCATCAGGTGCTGCTCCATTTGATGCTTACTCAGGTACATTAGCTATTGGTAACGTCAATGGTACACCCTCTACATCAGCTATCGTAACTGGTATGGACTTTACCCTGACTAACTCATTCGCACCTACCTTTGTAATTGGCAGTGATAGTGCGCCACAGTTGGAAGTTGGTCGTGCAGAAGTCGAAGGTACTATCTCAGCTTACTTTGAGGATGCGTCACTAATCAACCGCTTCTTGAATGAGACTGAAACTGAGCTTGAGGTAACTGTGGGCGATGGTAGTAATACCCTTAAGTTCGCATTCCCACGGGCTAAGATTAACAGTGCAGACGTAGGTGTAGATGGCCCAACTAGTCGTGTCATCTCTATGTCATTCGTAGCACTCTACAACACTACAGACGCAAGTAACTTAGTTATTACTCGCTCTGCATAAGTTCCCTAGCTAGGGTGGGGAGGCATTGGTGTCGGGTCTGATGCTTCCCCTTTAATTACTAACCCGACAATTTTAACCCCGATAAGGAAACTCGACATGGACTTACTAGATTTAACCCCGATTAATGATACCGTTGACATCATCCTAAAACATCCTAATACTGAGGAAGATTTAAAGAATGATGATAAGACACCAATGGTTATTACCATGTATGCCCCACACTCTAAGAAGTATAAGGCAGCTATGCATGAGCAAACTAATAAACAACTTAAGAAATCTAAGGGTGGCAAAAAAATTGATGTCACCGCTGAAGAATTAGAAAGCTCTTCTTTAGATGTTTTAGTTAAAGCTACAAAAGAGTGGAACATTACCTACAAAGGCGAAGTCCCCCCTTTAACTAAAGCTAAAGAAGTTTATCAAGAAGTGTTTTGGATTAAGAATCAAATTGAGGAGGCACT